CCCAATGTTAATGTTTGATCTTCTACTCCGCTAGGTCCTGTCATAATTGTCATTGATCTACCTTTAGCTTTTGTTTTTCTTGAATCATATCCATCCATGCTAGTTGCTGTTGCTTGAGAAACTTCTGCTGTAGTAGGTGCAGGTGTTGGTGGAGCAGGTGGAGGAGTAGGTTTGACTATTCTTGCTATTGCTCTGACTGGACTTCCTCCCATATTATGATCCTAATAAAGTTTTCTTTTCTGTTTCAGCTTCTTCCTCAATACCTAAAGGTCCAGTTAAGATAGTTGATTTTCTACCTTTTCTTTTTCTTTCTATCGCTGCCTGTTCCGCTGCAATTCTTGCTTTCTCTTCTGCAGACACTTCAGTTGATGGTGGTGTCGGCAAAGGTTGAACTGGTGGTAGCGTTGGCATTTTTGGTGAAAATAATGATCCCATATTATATAATCCTGTATTCGTTATCTGCTACACTTTGTGGTGCAGCTTGTCTAGTATTTATTTCTTGTAAACCAACACATAAGTATCTCATAGCATCACACGCATGAGATGACCAATCGTGTACAGGCTTACTTCGGAACATTCGATTTTTATCTATATACTTCCGATGGTAATGTCTTAACGCATCTATTAACTTTTTGCAATGGTCTGTATCAATCCAACATCGAGGTAAAGTCATTGTGGTTGCGTGTATACCATCTTCTAATGGTATTTTAGGAACAACTTTAAACCTAATACCTAATTGATAGGCGACCTCTCTTCTCGTTTTTCCATTGCTAAAATCTGTAACTTCTATATCATGCGGTGCAAAATGATCTTTATAGACATATTCTTTGTTCTTAATTAATTGAATATAGTGCGGTAATCCTTGTCCACGTTCTTCGTGGTAGTCAATAATATTAATGGATCTACCTAATTGTTGAAAGAATATAATAGAACTATGATCTGATACTCCTAAATCCCAAGAGGTACTTACAGGCAATGATGGATCGTAGGGTACTCTTGTTAATTGTTTTTTATCTTCCATTTTAACTAAGGTATCGTTATAGATCGAGCCTTCTATGTTAGCTATCCAATCACACTCAAACTCTTGTAGATACTTTTTTTCTCCCATAACTTCTTTTGCCTTGACCAACTCTTCTTTATCTACAATTTTAGTTTCACTTGCTTTAGCTTTATAATTAAACCAATCCTCTGCTCCTTGTGCGTGTTGATACAATTCATAAAAGTTATTATTCATTCCTTGTGGTGTGCCTATAAATACGCAGTAACCTTTTCTATCTGATAATGCTGGTCTTATAATTTCAGGAAATAGTTTTTCATTGACATTTGCATACTCATCAATCACACATCCATCTAGGTAGATACCCCTTAACCCATCGGAGTTTTCCGACCCAAGTAAAGTTATTCTTGAACCATTGGGTAAATCTACCCTTAGCTCTGTTTCATTAAACTTGGTGTATGGTATCTTTGCAGTAAACTGTTTCATGTAATCCCAGGCAATTGATTTACTTTGTTTAAATGTTGGCGAGATGTAGGCATATCTTGGGTTCTTTTGTTTTGATAATAAGGCAGATCGTATAAGGTGATTAATCATACATACTGTTTTGCCGAACCTTCGATGGCAAACTAGCACCGACCATCTATGTTTAGATATTTTATTATGTAAGAAGGCTTGGTGTTTTCTAGGTGTATAAGGTATTTTAATATCCATATTATTTCTTCAAAACAAAACAAGCAATATGTCTACCTGTTCCTTTGCCTTTCGATTTATCTTCTGTTGCTAACCATTTAACATCTCCAAGGTTTCTTATTTCTGCTCCAGCTTTAATCATCATTAAAACCCATTTATCTATAGGATAAACAAATACAACATCTTTACCTTTTTCATGCTCAGCTATAGATTTTCTAACCCATGCTGTAGGACCTTTCTTTTTTCCTTCATGTATAATAGAACCAAAGGGTGGATTAACATAATTAGATCTTCCCCATTCATTTGTTAAACCATCAAAATCATCTGGTTTAGGATATGGACAAGGATCAAAGTCAAACTTAAACTCATCGTTTAATTGTTTCATTAGATCGTCTGGAGTAAGCCAATAATGTTTACCATCATCTCCATTGCCTTTATGAAATTTATTATTTTTAGGTTTTAGTTTTGAAGCCATATCTAGTGTATTCTTGTACTTAACATAATATACTCAGGAGAGCTGTAATCAAAGTCTAATAAACTCATTGCATAATGAGCAAAGTGTTCTGCAATCTTTTTATTTTGTAATCCATATATCTTAATAGTCAAAATATTCGTTTTTTCATCAATTAAAACTATAGATGTTAAGTCGTCTTGTATGTAATCCCACATATTACACAACATATAGTAATTAAAAAATAATTAAACTAGAAAGGCTTGGCAAATAAAGGTGTGGGTTATTTTGTGGGGGTGGCTAAAGCTGTGTCTGTAAAGGTGTCCTCGAGTCCCATGTATATATATAAAAAAAAATGCGATGATATTAGGAGGTATGGGGGTATATATCATTTCTAAAATATAGATATATCTGCACAATATTACTAACGATAATTAATGATTATTAATAGTAATGTTCGATAACTTTAATTATCGCCAAATCATATTGGTTATTACTTTAATATATAGGTAAGTAATGCTGACCGATTATATACACGAGGAAAGAAGATGTCGTTTCTCTTTTAGGATAGCAACTATTCAACTCTTTTAATC